CTTTTGTCTTGTCATAGAAAGTGTCTGTTTGGTTTCCATCTTTTATATTCTTGCTAAAATTGCTAGTCTTTGGTTGCATTTCTATAAGTTGTTTATCAGTTAACTGTCCTTCTGGCCTGTACTCTGAAAATAAAGTGCTCTCACCTGTTGCAGTCTGACCAGTAAAACCTTCTCCTGAAAAAGTGTTTCCAAAACCTGTTGCAGTCTGACCTATTCTACCCATTGGGTTTGCCAAAGCTTTACTAATTCCTGCTGTTCCGCCTGTCATGCCAGCATAAGCCGCTCCACTAGCTCCTGCTATAAGGGCACTTTTAAGAGCATCTTCTGTACTACCACCTTGTACCAAGGTGCCAATACCTGAACCGAGGGCCGCGCCGTATATAGGACCTAACGGTGTCATAGCTAATACAATCGGTAAAAGTATAGGGGCAGCTTTCTTTAACGCTTTACCAACACCCTTAGCAACTTTACTTACTGATCTAAATAATTTCTTAAAGAAAAATTCAGGTAATCCTGTTGTAGGGTTTAAACTGTTTTTAGACTCGCCAACAACATATCTCTCAGGATCTTCTACGCCTAATTCTCTTAGATGATTAAAGATACTTTCTTTTAATTTCGGGTTATTCTCAATCAAGGCCCGTGGGACGATGAGCTCGCCTGTTTCAACGTGGGCCACGGTATCGTCTCCGTGTCTCCCGAAGTTAGCCATGTTCTTACCAATAGTAGAAAACTGAGCTATTCCAGTTGTGCCGTATTGCTCTTGAAGCTCTTCGGCTTCTAGGTGCTCCACTTGCTCGTCCGACATCACAAAACCTGCAATTCCGCCAGCTGGTAAGTACTTTATTTTTTGTTCTGCAGTCATGCCAAATACCCTACCATGAAAGTTTTATTTGTTCAATGCTATAAGATAGCACTTGTACTAATTCTTGTCTTCGTAAGTTCTTGTACACTAGCCACAACATGGAGCCTATTTGCTGTTGCAGCCGTTACCTTTATAATTTCTCCACTTTGTAAGATCAAATCCCTTGTCAATAGTTCTATAGTTGTACTAGCTGCAACTGCTTTTACATGAAAAAGACTAAAAACAGCGTCAGCCGTGTTTGTAATTGTTACCGTTATTGTATCAGCGTTTCCAGAATCTTCCGACACTAATATTGAATTAACTATTGATGTGTTAAAGTCGGTCTCACTAGGAGCCGTATATAAGACGGTTGCGTTTGTTGTTGTTAAATCTACCTTTGCATTTGTTAGACCTTGTATATATTGAGGAATACTGGTTATTAACATTATCGTCTACCATCCTCTCGAATATCAACTCTAGGAGAACCTAGCTTCCATTTAGAGCCTAAAGCATCTGAAGCGACTCGTAAAGCAAATGATCGACCTCTAACCCTTACGTCTAATTTCTCAGTAAACGCTTCTACGGGGGACGTACTTGTTCTTGAGGTAGTACCCGTGTTGCTGTCATCAAAGTCAGCTCCGGGAAAATTACGAGCTTTAACGGTAAAGGTTGCACTAGGCGAACTTAAAGCCGTGGAACCCGTAAAGGTTATATCTGGGATAATTCTTTTTATAAAGCTAAACTTTTCTCCATCACCCAGATCAATAGGAGCCGATTCAATAAAAGAAGACATTGCACTGCCGTCATCATCAAACCCTATCTCTTGGTTATATAAATAGCCACCATTTGCCGCTATTGGGTTCTTTCGTAACCCTCTGTCAAGCCAAACATCCCTAGCCATTGTTCCAAAATACCAAGATTTATCATTGTAATTAAATATAACATATCTATCATTGTCGGAAGAACCCGCGCTTGGATAAAACCAAATGATTTCACCAAACTCGCTATTCACACCTGCATAGATTTTTTCCGCTTGCTCATCATTAATATCTAAAAACACTTTGTCTTTTACGGTGCAAGGTAATTGTTGCGTTTGCCCACCACCATAAACATAAAACGTATCTTGACCCATCCAATACACAACGTCATCAACTGGCGCGGCGGCTTTTGGGCTAATAATAGTTATGTTTTTAGAAAGTTCCTGCAGTCCAAACGTAAAGGGAGGACCTATAAATTTCATGGCATGAAGTGTTTTATCAGTAAAAACTAAAATAGCTTGCTTGGTTTCTACGGCTTGTACAAATTCTGAACCACCACCAAGTCTTAAATCACCTGCTGTATTGGTAGCCGTTGGTGTCCAATCAACTAAGGACTCTTGAGAAGAGAAACGTATTAACAATGGATCTTGGATCGTGGTTCCTATGGTATTGGCTCCAAAAGCAATAACGTGCCTATCTTGGTCAGATACTAAAATCTGTTTAGCAATGGTTGGTGTATCACTAGCGCCTGTTTCTGTGGATATCTCAACGGCTCTTGTGGATAAGTTATCGGTTTTATCCCAATAATAAACAGCCCCATCTCTTGGATTAATAAGTAAGTCTTCTCCAAAATTATCTTCAGTCCAAATTCTAAGTTCACCTGTGGTTGTAACACCGCCTGAAGCCGCATCCCCCCAACCAGAAAAATCAGAATCACCTGAAGCGTTACCAATAGCTAATCGAACAAGAGTGTTATCATCGTGAGCCACGGCAGTTGTGCCACTATGTCCACGAGTTACGGTCATGGTATCGTCATCACTTGTTGCGGACACTAGCATAAGTTCCTCATCGACTAAGATAACATCGTTAGCTGTTGTCATTCCTGTTTCGTCATCAACATCCACAGCCGTTTCACTATTATCAAGGGCTTCATTTAGTTGCGTTTGTAATGCGGTAGTGGTTATACCACTAAACAATCCAGCACCCCAGCCCGTTCCACCAACCGTGGTATTCAAACCAGAATTTATCTGATATACGCCGTCTACCCCTGCACCACCCGTTCCTGTGTCCGAACCATTAGCTGCGACACTTGCTGTTATTGTGTAGGTGTTTGCGTTTGGCACCGTTACTAATTGATGTTCTTGATTTAAAACTGCGGCAGTTATAACACCACCTAAAGTTGCGGCACCTGCTATAACTACAAAATCACCTTCCACGGCACCATGAGCTGAATCAGTTACCGTTAACGTGGTAGAACCATTTGTTGCAGCAAAAGTAATGCCATTAGTCGTTGTAGCTCTATCGGGAGTGATATCATTAAATGTCCCTCCTTCTTCTATATAATACTTAAAGGTTGTTCCTAATCCTAAATAGTTGGATCCATCAAGAGCCGACCAGTTATGAACACTACGAGCCGTACCTTGATAAGTGTTACCAGTGGCTTTTACCCAACCACCTATCTTTTCTGGAAAACCCAGTCTAAATCTTATTTTATCTCCATCAACGTAACCACCTTCATTACTATAAGAAGTGATATCGCTAACTATTCCAGGTTTAAATTGTAATTTAGTAAAAGGCATTATGCTGTGTTCCCCGCTACTGTTCCCGAATTACTTAGTGTAACATTACTTAACCCATTAATATAGTTTCCTGCTCCTGCACCCGATGATGCAGCCGTTCCATTTGTCGGAGCCGATGAAGGAAAATCCGCGTCTGATCCAGTTCCATCTGCTCCTGCAGCTCCATTTGCTCCTGCGGCCCCTAAAGCTCCGCCATCACCACCCGTTCCTCCTGCTCCAGCATTAGTTCCGCCAGATCCACCCGCTGATCCAGAACCTGCGCTAGCGTTGTAGCTCGCCCCGGCTCCTCCGGCTCCAGCGGTTCCACCAGATGTTATATCATCTGTACCTAAAGAAAAACCCGCACTAAAATTGTTATAATATAAATTCGTACCGCCACCTATGTTACTTAAATAACCCACAAAATAATAGGTGGTATCTGCGGATAAATCCGCAGCTTGACCATTAACATAAGTACCACCACCTTGTCCTTGGCTGGCCGCAGAATTACTTGTGCTAATGTTAATTGTAGGAGTACCATAACCCGAACCGTATAAAGAACTAATACTTCCACTTACGGTATAAGGTCCACTTGTCCCTACTTGAAAAGAACAATAAAAAGGACCTCTATTTGCACACGTTCCGCTAACTGAAGTTGAGGACGTAAACAATCCCCATGTTGTGTTTACAGCACCACCTTGAGCATTAGCACCATTAACACCACCCCATTTTCTATCACCAACAACACCTGCACCATTTAAATTATTACTGCCTCCATATCCAGGTTTTGATCCTGCATCAAACCAAGATGGAGCATCGTTTGCAGGAGCGTTTCCACTACCATAAGGAGCTCCACCCTCATCCACAAACGAACTAAGCGTAGCGTTTACACTTGCAACGCCTTTACCTCCAACACCACCAGCACCGCCACCTCCACCACCAGATTTAATATTTCCAGTGTTGGTTACAGTACATTCAGATCCTGCAAAAATAGCGTCACCACCTGCGTTTCCAGCAGAACCACCAAAGCCATATATATTACCTGCGTTTTGTATAGTAATAGTTCCCGCTGCATTAGCCGGGACATTGATAGCGTAGGCACTAGTGCTTGTGGCACCAACGGTAACTCCAGAATTAATAACAACTATTTTAGGATAATCAACATCATAATCATCCCCAAATATGGTTGCTAGACTTTGATCCGTAGCATCCGAACTTATTGTTAATTTATAACCTGTAGCCTTACTATAAAAATCAGATAGATCTAATGCTCCACTTGTAGGAATACCTGTTCCTAAGTGTGTGGCGTTGTTATCCCCAGCTTTTGGTTTAACCTTACTGCCATCTAAATAATAATCACTAAAAGTTACAGACGAATTACTACCAGGGCTAAATTCATCCCGTATAGTAGAAAAACTTATTGCTCCTGATGCCGCTATCGCCATTATTAATTCTTCTTTAATTCATCAATTTCTGCTTTTAATTCTTTTATGCTTTCTATGAGAACGGCACATAGTTTTCCGTAATCAACGGACTTGGTTTGCATTTCATCATCGGCTGTTAATACAACTTCTGGTACAATAGCTTCCATATCTTGTGCAATCACACCAACTTGTTCTCTAGCGTCTTCTACATCATTTCTTTTGTAGTAAACCCCTTGCATTTGCATAACTTTAGGCAAAGCATTCTCAATATTTTTTATATCTGTCTTTAATCGTCTATCAGAAAAAGCGGTTACATCATTGTTAAACGTAGCGGCTCCAGCCGCTGACATGTCTAAAGTTAATGCAGTAATAGCCGATCCACCATCGTCACCTTTTATAATAAAATCTTTATCTTGTACTCCAGTTGTAATAACAAAATCACTTGAGGTGTTGGAAAGAGTGGCAATAGTAGTGCCTCCATCTTTAAATAAAATATCACCACCATCTGCATCTAGGCTTATATCACCTGCAACATCTAAGGTAAAATCCCCTGATGCGTTGGTTATGTTTCCCGTAACCGTGATACCAGTGGAAGAAGTTGCAAGCTTAACGCTGTTATCGTTGTAAAGAGTTACGGCACCATTATCAACAAAGGTTGCCATTGTTTCACCAGAATCCGTACCACCCATTATATCAACTTGACTAGAGGATAGTCTTAAATTACCTGTGCCACTATCATTTATATAACTATGACTTCCGTCATGGTATATTTTTAAATCTTGTGCCGCACCAAACTGTAAAGTATCATCACTTCCTGCGGTTGCGGCATCACCAAAGTTTATATTTTTAGCGTTAACGTCTAAGTTACCGCCTAATTGTGGGGTTGTATCACCAAGAACGTCCGTGGATACGGTTCCTACATTAGCGTTAGTACCCGCACCATCAGCGTAAACAATAGCCGAAGCCGTTGCTCCTAATGCAACCGTGGTTCCCGAACCGCCACCTTGGAGTACCGTGCAAGTTTGTCCTGAGTTATTATTTATAAAAAACCATTTTTGTTGATCATTAGGATCTATGGTTAAATTAAAAGCTCCAGAAGGGGTTCCACCTAATAACAATACTTTATGATGTCCATTAGATGCCGTACCATCACTCGTGGTTAAAGTTGTATTACCCGTTATAGTTAAAGACAGAACGCCATTCAATGTATCATCAATGATGTCAAAGTTTGTGTTGGTCGTAGTTCCCCAGGTTCCCGCTTGCTCTCCAGAACCTATTTTTTCTAAACCTGTATTTGCTGTGTATGTACTTGCCATGTTTACATCCTATATGATTCTTGTGCTTATATCAACCCAACTCTCGTTATCAGAAGGTGCTATAGTTGACCATGTCTCTGTTCCCGAAGGTGAAACATTCGTCCACGTTTCGGGGTTCACGATTGTTATACCTCTCCAATGCTCTCTGACTAATATATTTAAGTCATTAAACCCTTGCGTTGCAAATGGAACATTACAGAATAACATTTATGCTAGGTCTCCATGTACTGTCAAACCAGTGTATTTTAGAGGGTCAGCTTCTGCTGCATTTTGATAATGGTTTGCTTTATAATACGAGGTTGCAGCAGTAGTTGGGTTTGCAAAAAATGCTCCAGTTCCTGATGTAGTGGTGTATTGATGACCTGCTGTAAATGAAAATTCTGTACCTGACATATTGTTTGTAAAATTAAA